TGCAGTTAAAACAGGCTTTGATAAAACTTCAAAACTAACAGAAGAATATTACAAAAAGCAAACTACTGATATTTTAAATCAGAATCTTACTACTGAACAAAGCAAAAAAGCACTTGATGAATTAGAAATAAAAAGACTAAATCAGCAAATTGAAAATGCTAAAATGTACGGACAAAGTACAGTTGATTTAGAGTTACAATTAGCACAGAAGAAAGCGAACATAATTAAAGATGCAGCAGATGCTCAGAAAAAAACTGATGAAGATTTACTTAAAAAGAAAAAAGAAGATGCTGAAGCTCAAAAGAAGTTAGATGAAGAAGTCGCATCAAATAAGGTAAAAACTTTAGAGTCTTATTCAAGTTCAATAAAAGCATTTGCAAGTATACTTGGTGAAAGTACCGCAGAGGGTAAAGCCTTAGCAGTAGCAGCTACAACTATTGATACTTACTTAGCAGCACAGAAAGCATATACCTCTCAACTATTACCGGGTGACCCGACATCCCCTTTTAGAGGTGCATTAGCAGCAGCAGCAGCCATAGCGGTCGGAGTGGCAAACGTTAAAAAAATATTAGATGTTCAAGTACCGGGTGCAGGTGGTTCGGGCGGTTCTGTTCCTTCAGCTCCACCAATGACAAGACCATCAAGCTCATTTACTCGGATTGATAACACTAACCCTATTGATGTAAACAATACAGGGTCAACAAAAGTCTACGTAACGGAAACTGACATAACAGAAACTCAAAACAAAGTTGACGCTATTAAAGCAAAAGCAGTAATAGGTTAAAACTAAACTAAAATAAACTATCTAATTATATGGCTAAATTACCTTTATACGAACTACTTATAAATGAAGACGAAGAAACTGGAGTTGACTTTATTGCTTTAGTAGATTCACCTGCAATTGAGTACGACTGGGTAGCTTTTAAGAGTGAATTTGAAACTTACAATGATTATCCTAAGGCAGCAAGTGAAAATGCTAAAAGAGCTTTAGAACTTAGAGACAAATACGAACTTAATTGCGGAACTCCTGTTGGATGGACCAGAGCCAACCAATTAGCGAAAGGAGAAAACATCAGTAGAGAAACTATTGCGAGGATGTCAGGTTTTGAACGCCACAGAGAAAATTCTAAAGGCGACCCAAAAGAAGATTGTGGAGCTTTGATGTGGTTAGCTTGGGGAGGTGATGAAGGCATTGAGTGGGCAAGTAGAAAACTTCAACAGATTGATTTTGTAGTTGAACCAAAAGCAGGAGAATCTGAAAACGAGTTTGTAAGTCGTTGCATTGGAATTGAAATTGATGGAGGTATGAGCCAAGATCAGGCAGCTGCGGTTTGTTATGCTAAGTGGGAAAAGAAAGGATTTAGTTTTAAGACAACTGACAAACAAATAATCTCAGGACCAGCAATGATTCCAGACCAACCTATCTACAGAAGAAAAGATGGCGAGGAGTATAACGTGGTTTTCACTAAGAGTACAATTCAAAAAATAGTTGAGAGATATTTCAAGAATCAATACAATAGTAACTTTAATCTTCAGCATAAAAAGAACATGTTAGCGGAAGGAGTTTACTTAATTGAGTCTTTTATCATTGATTCAACAAGAGGTATTAAAGCTCCTGAAGGATTTGAAGACTTACCAGATGGTAGTTGGTTTATTTCCTGCAAAGTAGACAATGAGGAGATATGGAATGACTATATCAAGAGCGGAAAGTTCAAAGGCTTTTCAGTTGAAGGACTTTTCACAGACAGAAAAGTTGAGATGATTAGCAATGTAGAACAAGCTATTGCCCTTGTTGATAAATTAAAATTGAACAAACAAAATATATATACAAATAATATGAGCGACGTAAAAGAGCTATTAAGCAAATTAAAAGAAATCTTTTCTGAAGAGTCAATGACTTTTGAAGAGGCAAAGTTAGCAGATGGAATTACTATCATTAAATGGGAAGGTCCATTGGCTGAGGGAACAAGTGTAGTAGTTGTTTCAGAAGCTGGAGAAGTTCCTGCACCTGATGGCGAACACGAGTTACAAGATGGTAGAAAAATCACAGTTGAGAACGGAAAAGTAACCGCTTTGGTTATGCCTGAAGTTCCAGCAGAAACACCAGAAGAAGAATCTCCAATTGAAATAGAAATTGAGGCTAAACAAAAAATGGCTGAAGACTATATGCCAATGATTGAGGAGATGGGTGCTAAGATTATGAAGATGGAAGAAATGTTGGCAGCATTAGAGGCTAAGATTGCTGAAAAGATGGGAACTACTGAAGAAAAAATGAACTCTCAAAAAGAGGCTTTTTCTAAGTTAGTTGAAATCGTAGAAAAGTTAGCAGATGCTCCAAGTGCAGAAGTAGACACCAAGTCTTTTAACGTAAACTTCAAAGCTGAAAAAGACAAGCAGTACAACAAATTAGACGAAATTTTAAACATATTAAATAAATAAAAAAATGGCATTCTCAGTTACCAGTATCACAGGCTATGTAAAAGCCAACGAAAGAGAATTATTGACTAAGTCTTTATTCTCTGCAAAATCAATCAGTTTGGCTACAAAAATGCCGAACGTAAAATCAGCAACTCAAATCAACGTAATGGACACTGATGCAGTATTCCAAAGCGGAACATCTTGCGGATTCTCTGCTTCAGGTACAACTACCTTCACGAACAGAACAATGTCTGTTGCTCCTATCAGAGTTCACGAGTCATTGTGTCCTAAGACTTTGGAAAATACTTACCTTCAGTTAGTATTACCTAATGGTTCTAACCCAAAATCAATTCCATTTGAACAACAATTCACAGACTTAAAAACTGGTTTGATTGCTCAAAATTTGGAAAGAGCATTCTGGCAAGGTGACACCACTTCAGGTGATAATGCTTTAGCTCGTTTTGATGGATTAGTTAAAATCATTACTGCGGTTTCAGGTTCTGCAATTGCTGCTAACTCAAGCTCATTTATGAGTGGCGCTCCTTACTCTGCATCAGGTGGCATTACAACTTCAAACGTTTATGCTATCATGCAAGGTGTTTTCAGAGCTATTCCTGCTGCATTAGTTGACAAAGCTGATACAACTATCTTTTGTGGAATTGATACTTTCAGAACTTACCAATTAGCTTTAACTAACGCTAACCTTTTCCACTACAACACAGATGCTTCTAACAGTAACTTTGAAATCGTAATACCGGGTACTAACATCAAAGTTGTTGGTGTAAATGGTTTGAATGGAACTAACAGAATCTACGCTTTGAGAACAAGTAACATGTTCTTTGGTTGTGATGTGTTGGGTGAAGAATCTAAGTTTGAAATGTTCTGGGCGCAAGAAGCTATGGAAGTTCGCTATGTAGCGGAGTTCAAAGCTGGTGTTCAAATCGCATTCCCAGCTGAAGTAGTATTCTACGTAGGTGCTTAATTAATTAACTAAGAGGGGGTGGGGTTTGAGAGTTCAAGCCTTACCCTCTTTTTATAAAATATAAGGAGAAAAAAATTATGCCATGTGCAGTAACATCAGGATACACCTTAGATTGCAAAGACGCAGTTGGTGGCCTTAAAAATATCTACTTCGCTAATGGATTACCAAGCGCAGCTACTATTACAAGTACTACTGCTTCAGGTATTTCAAACGTTAGTGGAGTTAGTTTCTACAAATATGAGTTGATGCCACAAGCAGCTGACTCATTTACTGAAGAAATTACATCAGCTCCAGCTAATGGAACTGTATTCTATACTCAAACAGTAGTAGCAAACTTTGCTAAAATGACTCAAGCAGACCGTAACAAATGGTACACTTTAGCTCAAGCTCGTTTGTTGACTATCATTGAGAAGAAAGACGGTACATTCTGGTTGTTAGGTCAAGTAAATGGTTTGGAAGTTAGTGCAGGTTCGCATACAAGTGGTGCAGCAATGGGTGACTTTAACGGAACTCAGTTGACCTTAACAGGAATGGAAGCTCAACCAGCACAAATCTTAACTTCAACAAGTGCTTTCACTAAAATTTAAGAGCTTCAAGTAGGGTTTTTTCATAGTAGATTAGGCGGTCAGTAATGGTCGCCTTTTCTATTTTATAACTTTTTGCAATTTTAATATATAGATATATGATTCACCTTGAATTAGGAGTTAACGAAATATTCGCAACTGCAAGTGAAAACCTAACTATGCCTAATTTGGCAGGTTGGGATAAACTTTTTAACGGATATTTGGGTATTTATTCGCAAGTTACTAAGCAAACGAAATGGGTATTTATTGAAAATCTAAGAAGTTACTTTCCAAGAATTGATAATTTTAATGTAGAGGTTGTTGATGACCCACAAGCTGAAGACTTAGAACAAGGGATTGTTTACTTGAAAGAAACTGGCAACTATGAATATTCTATTTATACAAGATTTGAAAGTAACCCTCAACCAAGCACAAGCGAAGAACTTTTGGAACGAGGTAAAATCTTATACAACTTTAACGAACTAACAGTAACAACCTACAACCCTGATATTGAAGTAATAGTTTATGACAGACAATAAAAGTAAATTCGTTTTTTATAACGAACCCTTAAGCACTTATACAGTTCCTGTTTTTGAGAAAGAAAAAAACAAGGACTATGTTAAGTATGGCGAGGACAATTCTTATCCGCAGTACTTAGTTAATCTATTTAATAGGTCAGCTAAGCACAATGCGATTTTAACTGCTAAACAGAAGTACACTTACGGCAGGGGTTTAAAAATTAAAGAAGGTTTAGTAACTGAACAGGCTATAAAAGCACAATCTTTTTTAGTGCGTCCTAATACCTTTGAGACTTTAAGTGATATATTCAATAAGGCAGTACTTGACAAGAGATTATATGGAGGCTATGCACTTCAGATTGTATGGAGTAAGTTAAGCGGTAAGGTGGCGCAAGTTTACCACATGGATTTTGCTAAAATCCGTTCTAATGTAGATAACACTTCTTTTTATTACTCAGAAGACTGGGCAGATTACAGGCCGAAAGTAACCGAGTTTGAGGCATTCAATCCTGACAAAAGAGAGGGTGTACAGATTCTTTATTATAGAGAATATAGACCTAACTTATCTACTTATCCTTTGCCTGATTATATCGGAGCTATTCCGTATATTGAAAGTGATGTTGAGGTAGCTAACTTTCACAGAGCAAACCTTCAAAATAACTTTTTCTTTGGTGGGATTTTAAATTTTAATAATGGAATCCCGACTGATGAGGAGCAAAGAGCATTAGTTCGCAGGATAAATAACAAACATGGCAGTACCGATAACGCTGGAAGGTGGATAATAAACTTCTCTGATGGAAGTGATAAAGCACCAAATGTAATTTCTCTTCAACCAAGCGAATTAGATAAGCAGTTTGATATACTAAATAAGACAATCCAAGAGGAGATTTTTGTAGCTCATCGTGTTACCTCACCTATGTTTTTCGGAATCCGTACAGAAGGTCAATTAGGTGGGCGCAACGAAATGATGGATGCTTTTAAGTTGTTTGAACAAAACGAAATTAAGCCAGACCAGCAACACTTTGAGGAATTATTCAACTACATTATAGGTCTTAACGGAATTAATCAGCCGTATGAAGTTCAACCTTTAGAACCTTTCAGCCCTGAATTTACTGAACAAACTTTATTGCAGATTGCGACTAAAAACGAATTAAGGGAAATGGCAGGTTTAACTAAACTTGAAGAACCAACACAATTAACACCACAAGATTTTTCTGATGACTCAGAAATACAAATATTTTCGGAATATGGTGTAGATGCTGAAGACTATTTGGAGTTTGAAAGCAGACGTTTAGAAGTATTTGAAGACCACTATTCTTTTGAGTCACATTTAGAATTCAACGAGCAGGAACTACACGATTTAGCGTTTGCCATTGAGTCACTTACTGAAGAAGAAAAGAAACTAATCAGCCAAGTAAAAAGAGATCCGTTAATTTCAAAGAAAGACTTAGCTACCAACTTAGAAATAAGCGAGTATAAATTAGATGAGTTAATTTCATCTTTAAAAGTTAAAAAAGTTTTAACCTTAACAGAGGGAGCTTGGAACGTAATTAATATCCTGCCAACTCAAAGTGCGATTGGAAAGATTGCAGACGAGTTAAAAAAGTACGAAGTCCGCTACAAGTATCAAGGTCCAAACGACTCAAAGAATAGAGCATTCTGTAAGGCTTTGTTGAACTTGAATAAACTCTATACAAGAGATGAAATTAGCAAAATCTCGCAACGTGTAGGTAGAAATGTATGGACTAAACGTGGCGGATGGTATACAAAACCCGGTACAGATATTCACCTTCCTTATTGCAGACATCAATGGGCATCAATTTTAGTTAAAAAGAAGTAAATGGCAACAGTATTATTTATAAGTGAGGAAACCCTCAAACAGGAAACTATAATCAGCGAAAACGTTGACCCTAAATTGTTAGTTCCGACTATCAAAGAGGCGCAAAATATTTACTTACTTCCGATATTAGGAACGTCACTTTACAATCAGTTGGTTACTCAGGTATCATCTAACACAGTAAGTGCAGCAAATGTTACCTTATTGGACACTTATATAACGCCAACACTCGTTAAATATTGCGTTTATGAGTCAATTTTGCCGTTGAGTTTTAAGTTCCAGAACAAAAATATTGCAACTAAGAACTCTGAATTTAGTAATCAGGCCTCAATGGAGGACTTGAGGTATCTTTTAGACTACACTAAAAACCGAGCTGAATGGTACGCCGAGAGATTAACGAACTTTTTATTGGCGAATACTTCTACTTATCCGCTATATTTGACTCAAATAAACGCTAACGTAGATACTATTTACCCGAACGATAATAACTACCAAAACGGTATGTATTTAGGTCCTGACATTGACTGGGATTTAGTACCGCCAAGCATAAAATATCAAGGCAATTTTAGACGAAGAACCTAACTTAAATTTATATGAGAAAAAAAGGAAGCAAAAACAAAGCGAATTTAGAAAAACTAAGAATCTATTTAAATGCAAACCAGCCTAAACAAAGTAGTCAACCTATTACAGGAAATAGCAACAAGTAACGGATTACTAAATGGGAATTTTGTATTCTGTGATGTTGCAGATTTGGGTGCGAATTCGCCCTTATCTTATCCTTTGCTTTGGGGAGATGTAAGACCTTCTAATTTCGGCAGTAAGGTATTTAGTTTAAACTTACAATTGACTGCAATAGACATAGTTTTAAAGGACCTCAGCAACGAAAGGGATGTACTATCCGACACCTTACAAATAATCTCGGATGTAATAGCTAAAATTAAACAATCTACTTACTACGGTTCATATTTTGAGATGCAAGAAAACATAAGTTGCACACCGATAAAAGACAGTTATGGAGATGAAGTGGCAGGATGGGTTTGTAATTTCACTCTAAACATAGCCAACCCTTACGATTCGTGCTTAGTTCCAACAAATTAAAATTTTAAAGTAAATAAATATATATAGTTATGATTTTAACGCAAAGACTTTTAGGTGCAAATGGTTGCAGATTCATAGATTCTGTAGCTGGAGCAACAACCGGTAATACCTTTTACGCAATGGTAGTAAATGCTGATTGTGTTTTAAGTACTTTAACCACAGTTGGTGGACAGAACTTGATTACTCAATACAACTTGAGTGGTAAAACCATTAGACAAGGTACATTAATTCCAGCATTTAACGGTGACCCAATCGCAGCAGTTACTGTTTCTTCAGGTTCAATTATTGGTTACGGTTTTAACCTGCTTGGGTAATGATTGGTTTAGGTATTGGCAGAACAATTGGGGGAGGTGCAGTTGGCGGATTTGATTCCGACTATCAAGCTATTTTGTCAAGAGCTACAACATTAGGTTTTACACTTCCAAGTTCAGAAAATCAAGAGAATCAAAACAAACTTTTAGTAGACTTAAAAGCTTCAGGAGTTTGGAATAAACTTGATGTATTTTACATGTTTGCCAATACTGGTTCAAGTGGATTTGCTTTATTGAATTGGAAAAACCCAAGTTCATTTCAAGCAAGTGTAGTTGGCAGTTTAACATTTAATAGCTCGGCTTTTCAAGGTGCTGCATTAAGTTATTTAAATACTAATTATAATCCATCAACTCAAGCTATAAATTTCTCACAAAATAATGCTGGTATTGGAGTTTGGAAAAGGACTCATGATGCAACTGCTAATAAATATCTTTGGGGTAATTCAGGTGCAAGAAGTTATGTATTAGGTGTAAATTCTGCCAACGCTAGGCTACATACAACAACAGGTTTAGCTTCTAATTTTAACACTACTAATACTGGTATGTTGGTAATGAATAGAACTGCTGCGAGTGGTACTGGTTGCATAACTTTAGCTGTCAACACGACAATAATAACTACTAACCAAACAAGTGGAACAACGGCCGCTCCTGACAATGCTAATTATTCAGTATTTACTTTGGGAACTTCAACTGCTGATACTTATTTAGGTCAGATTTCTGCTTGGTGGATTGGTTCAAATTTCGTAACTGAATTAAATAACTCAAGTTTATACAATGCCTTAAACACTTATATGTCTACCATCTAATGAACACAAAAATTTTAGAACTTAATATAGTTAGCTGGGCATTTGCAATCGTGGGGACATTAGCTCATTGGTTGCCTGTAGTTCAGTTCCTATCATTTACCCTATCCGTTATAATTTCATTGTGGCAATTAAGCCAAATGTTCAAGAAATGGTTAAAAAAATAAAGCAAAATATAAATTTATTAGATAACCCAGTTACAACTATATGCGGATTGATTTGTTTTTTTTATTCGCTTGTTTTAATTGGTTTGCCATTAGTTTATGAGACCTTTACCGAGATTGATATTTACTATTCTGCTGGTCTTGGAATCGTTGGTTTGTGTTTACTTATTATACCGGACGATGTCAAAGGAGCTTTAAAAAAATTGATTAACAAAAAAAGTGAATGATTTTACTTCTACTATATGTATGGCTTGATGCAATTAGAGATTCAATAGCTCATCATGACGCTTACTATAAGTTAGGAAAATTCTTTTCAAGGCATCAATCAGAAATGGTTAAGCCTATTTTTTTTAAGTACTTTCCGATGTTCTGGGATGCTTGGCATTTGTGCAAGTTCATTCAATACAACATAGTAGCTTACCTATTAGTTAAGTCCTTAGCCTTTCCGATAGTGACTACAATTATGAGCCTATTATTTATATCACTCTACATATGAAAAAACCCAACAAACTTTTACTTGATTACTTAAAACAATTCCCAAATACTGCAACATTAACACTTGCAAAAAAAATCTACAAGGAGCATTCTGCAAAATTCAAAGATGTTGAACAAGTTAGAAATTATATCAGATATTACAGAGGTCAAGCTGGTGATAAAAACAGAAAAGAGGCAAAAGAACACATTGACTACTTAGCTAAACTAAAAGAGGAACTACCAAAAGGCGAAACTGAAAAAGTTGAACCTTACTACCTACCAAAAGACCGAAAAAAAGTATTAGTTATTAGCGACATTCATTTGCCTTATCACGATGACAAAGCTCTTTTCTCTGCACTTGAATACGGTTTAAAAGAGGAGGTAGATACTATCTATATCAATGGTGACTTGTTAGACTTTGCATTGATTTCCAAGCACGAAAACAACACTACAAAGCACTCAGTAAAGTATGAGTTAGACTGTGCTAAGATATTTTTGAAAGGTTTAAGAGAGATGTTCCCTAAAGCTCTGATTATTTACAAGTATGGAAACCATGATTTAAGGTTTGATAAATGGATTCGGTTAAAAGCTCCTGAGTTATTAGATATTGAACATATAAACTTAGCTGAGATTCTTGGACTTAATGAGCTTTCAATTATTCAACTTGACAACTTACAATGGGCTTACATGTGGGACATCGCAGTTTTGCATGGTCATGAGTTACCAATGAAATCAGGAGGGATTAACCCAGCAAGAACGGCCCGAATGAAGATTAACCGACCTTTAATTATAGGTCATTTTCACAGGCAGAGCAAAGATGCTGGAATGATACTTGGAAAGCCTTACTACTATGCTTATTCAAGTGGTTGCCTTTGCGATTTATCCCCTGCTTACATGCCCATAAATGACTGGGTGCATGGGTTTATTTTAATTAATCAAGGTCAAGTTTATCAAAAGGAGGTTATAAATGGAACAGTCATCTGAGATTTTAGAAACTGAAGAAATTATCTACGAACCAGCTGAAACAAGAGGGGAGATAATACACATTTGCTCAGTTGCTTTGGGAGTTTGCGATTATTACGACTACTCTATGCAGAGCCGAGAGGATAAGGACCGAATAGACAACATCAGGCGAATGGCTTTGATTTTAACAGAAGGCTTTTTAACTGAGATTTATTATGAAAATTATGAAGATTAGCGAACACATAACATATGATGAGGCTACATTGTCACCGACTGCAATCAGAAACGGCATCAGTAACCAACCAAACGAGGAGCAGTTACACAATATGCAACAAGTAGCTGAGAACTTATTTGAACCTTTACGCAAACTATACGGAAAACCTATTAA